CTCCGTTTACTATTCTTGATGGCATTGTAGATACTGATCAATATAACTCTCCTGTTAATTTCCCATTTGTATTAAATGACTGGGGCTTTGAAGGTCTTATTCCAGCCGGCACTCCTATGGCACAGGTAATACCTTTTAAGCGCGACTCTTGGCAGATGGAGATTGGTACCCAAGAGCATTTAAACGATCAAGGTAAAACTACGCGCCTTCTTCGTACCCGCTTCTTTGATTCTTATAAGGCGCAATTTAGACAGCCCAAAGAGTATAAATAAGGGATAATAAAAGCGTCCTTCCCCTAAGCCCAGTGAGGTTCAATGTCTCAGATTAAGTACTACGACACTGGCTCCAGTCAATGGATTGCAGCGATCGTAGGCGCGCAGGGCGCTCAAGGCACTCAGGGTGTTCAGGGACTTGGCTATGCTCAATTGCAGGGTGTACAGGGCATTCAAGGCGTTACTGGCGCACAAGGAACCACAGGCCTACAAGGTATAACTGGCTCTCAAGGTACGCAGGGCTTACAAGGTGCACAAGGTTTGCAAGGAGCACAAGGCGTACAAGGTCTGCAAGGAACTCAAGGCCTACTTGGTACTCAAGGGCTTCAAGGTATACAAGGCGTTCAAGGACCTCAAGGGGTACAAGGAACCATAGGTGCTCAAGGCGCTCAGGGTGTTCAAGGAGTGCAAGGTATTCAGGGAACAACTGGTATTCAGGGCTCACTTGGTACGCAGGGAACAACTGGAACACAAGGCTCTCAAGGAACCACTGGTATACAAGGGCTTACTGGTTTCCAAGGTGTACAAGGTCTACAAGGTATTCAGGGCTTCCAAGGAACCACAGGTATACAAGGTAACCTTGGTGTACAAGGTATTCAAGGCTCTTATGCTTTTGACCCAACAGTTAGCTTCTTAATGCTAGGTGGGATGTAACTAAGCGCGGTTGTAGTCATCCTCTAAGCGCACGATGTCATCTTCGCCTAAATAATCACCTAGCTGTACCTCAATAAATACTAGATCCGACTCACCAAGATTCTGAATGCGATGCGGATCGCCCTTATCAATGTAAACAGCATCGCCAGTCTTAATGGCAGTCTCTTCACCTTCTAGAGTGATAAGACCATGACCTTCAACAATAGTCCAATACTCAACACGCTGTTCGTGAGTCTGATATGAGAGGCGCTGTTGAGGCTTAACAACAATGCGCTTTACTTTGTATGAACCATCTTCTGCTAGTACCTCGTAGGTACCCCAAGGGCGGTTTTCCATAGCGCAAGAATAGCAGAGTTGTTCGTAGTTACGCCAGGTATGTACAGGTCAGTGTTGTACACTTCAGGTATGAATTTGGTGCAACGTTCGGTACAAAATGGGGGTAAATTAGCCCCGCTTATCATTGAAAAGGGTTTGACCGAGGGCACGGGTCTAATGAACCCCTCCATCTTTATAGATGACGATGGCGACATCCTCTGCATCTTGCGCCACGTAAACTACACGCTATACCACTCTGAGCATATGCAGAAGTTCCCCTCTAAGTGGGGTCCTCTCTCTTACCTGCACCCAGAAAAAGACCAGCGCTTAGTCACAGTTAACTACCTTTGCCGCCTGGATAAAGACCTTAACATCACCGATTACTGTCAAATAGATACCTCAGAGTTAGACGTTCCCGCAGTCTGGGAGTTTGTTGGCCAAGAGGATGCGCGCCTAGTCCAATGGGACGGTGACTATTACGCTATCGGTGTTCGCCGCGATACTAAAGAAAATGGCGAAGGTCGCATGGAGTACTCTAAACTAAAGATTGATAAGAAGAACTGGAGCGCTAAAGAAGTTAAGCGCGTTCGCATACCAGCACCAGATAAAGATGATTCGTACTGTGAGAAGAACTGGTATCCAATCCTAGATAAGCCTTATCATTTTGTTAAGTGGACTAGCCCAGCAGAGATTGTAAAGGCTGACCCAAAGAAGCCTAAGACTGAGGTCGCTATCCAGAAGACTAAGCGCGTGTCGCTATCTGATCAGCGTGGCGGCTCCCACCTAGTTCCCTATGGGGATGTCTACCTATCAGTAACCCATGAGGTAGGGCTATTTAAGAACTATATTAACCAGAAAGACGGCTTCTACCGCCATCGTCTTATAGTCTGGGATAAAGAGTTTAATATCATTGGAGTATCTCCTCAAGAGTTTTCTTTCCTAGATGCGCGCATTGAGTTTGCCGCTGGAGCCGCCGTATTAGGTAAGGATCTACTGATCTCCTTTGGCTTTCAAGATAACTGCGCCTTTGTTCTCCGCGTTCCAGAGACTGTTGTAGAAGAGATGATCGAGGAGGCTAAGAACAGTGGACTCTATTAAGGCTTTAATTGAGAAGGCCTCCTATCAGCCATTTAATCCAGAGACAAACTTCTGGATCGGCGAAGAGTACCTAAAGATAGATCAGACAGCCTCGGCTGTATCTTTCTATTTAAGAGCCGCTGAGTACGGGCACGATAGCCACCCTAATATTGCCTACACATCTTTGCTAAGAATTGCTCTCTGCTTTGATAAACAGCAAGGACGCGGGCATAGCAGCGCTACTTCTATTCTTCAAGCCATCTCTTATCTACCTAACAGACCAGAGGCTTACTTTTATCTCTCACGATATAACGAGCGCATCGGTAACTGGCAAGAGGCCTATACTTTTGCAGAGATTGGGCTTACTCATGCTGGCCGACAAGAACCACTGCCTGTAGATGTTGAATACCCAGGAGAGTATGCCTTGCTCTTTGAGAAAGCCGTAAGCGGTTGGTGGCTTGGGCGCAAAGATGAAAGCAAAGATATCTTTACTGATCTACTAGAAAACCATCCTATCTCTGATGCTTATAGAAAAGGCATCGAGGGTAATCTCAAGCATGTATAAGGAGAAAGCATGATCCCGCACGCAGTTCATCATAAGCCAGTAGAGATAAGCAGCAGGGTCTTTTTTGACATCGGCGCTAATAAAGGAGAGGCTACTTGGGCGGCTCTTTTCCTCAAGGGCTTTACTAATGTAATCGCGCTAGAGCCAGCGCCTAAAGTATTTTATCAACTAGTCTTTAATTATAAAGATGATCCTAGAGTAATCCCATATCGTTTGGCGGCATCCAGCACTACTGGAGATGTAGTTGACTTTTATGAGTGCGTTGAGGATGGCTTATCAACTCTTAATGAGGAGTGGCTCACCGGAGACTCTTACAGATATAAGGGCAAAGAGTATGAAGTCATTAAGGCGACCACAGTAAAGCTTGACGACCTTATCTATGAGTATGGCACCCCTGAGTTAATTAAAATCGATGTTGAGGGCGGAGAAGATCTAGTCTTTGCTGGCTATACGGGCAAAGCCCCCAAGCTATGTTTTGAGTGGACACTAGAGGATGTACCAAAACACATTAAGCAGTTAGAGCGCCTAAGCATGGTCAACGGCTACACAGAGTTTGCGCTTCAATATATTGAGCATCACCTTGATGAGCCTACAGAATATCGTCCAATTACTACGGCTAGAGACCTACCTAAGTGGATCGAAGAAACCGCGCCTGCATGGGAAAATGGGGGCTGGAAGGCGGCTGGACTGCGATCATCAGCGGATGTAGGAATGATTTGGGTACGTTAGTTTAGCCATACAAACGGGGTGCTAATAGGGATAATTTCTTTATAACCTTTAAAGGAGTCCCATGGCAACCGCTTATAAAGTCTTGGCTCAAGCCAACCCAGCTGCTACAACAGAGACAACCCTTTACTCGCCAAGCGGATCAGCCGCTGCCGTAGTCTCTACCCTAACTATCTGTAACCAGGCTAACTCCCCAGCCACTTACCGCATCGCTGTATGGCCAAATGGAACATCCTCTTCAGTCGCTAAGAGCTGGATTGTTTACGGAGCAACAGTAAACGCCAACGATACAACTGCGCTAACTCTTGGACTTACCCTAGAAAACGGAGCAACCCTCCGCGTCTACGCCTCTTCAGCTAACTTGTCCTTCAATGCGTTTGGAAGCGAAATCTCCTAGTGAGTATCTCTACAGCTAATACCTCTGCAGCGAATCAATATAGATATCGCTATGTAGCCACGGGCGGAGAGACCTCTGTCTCTGGCGTGGACGCTAATGGTGCAACTATCTCTTACCTTGTAGGTAAAGAGCAGGTTTACTATAACGGCGCCCTTTTAGTCCGTGGTCAGGATTACACAGCCACTGATGGCGCAACTATTGGCTCTCTAGCCGCCCTTAAAGCGGGAGATACCCTAGAGCTAATTACCTTCTCAGCCTTTAACTTGGCGACTATCTCTGGCGCAACGATCACCTCCTCAACTATTACCTATGCCATTAACGCCCAAACATCTTCATATACAACGGTTTTAAACGATGGTGGGGCCGTTGTAACTATGACAAGCGCCAGCGCTAATACTTTTTCAATTCCCACAAACAGTTCAGTGGGATTTCCTGTGGGTTCTTCCATTACCATTATCCAAGCAGGTGCTGGACAGACAACCATTCAGGCGGTCACATCTGGTACCACAACTGTAGCTTCAACTGGGGCAACTGCAAGCGCGCCTAAACTACGCGCCCAGTACTCAACAGCTACTTGTTTAAAAATAGCAACAGACACCTGGTATGTCTTTGGAGACATCCTCTAGTGGAGGTAAGTAGATGACATCAGCTCGTTCCGAGGCAGCCTTAATTGATGCCCTTACCGCTAAAGGCGACCTCATTGCCGCCTCTGCTGCCCAAACCCCAGTAACCGTCTCAGTAGGAACTAATGGACAGGTATTAACCGCCGCTTCTTCGGCTGCTGCGGGTGTTCAGTGGACAACAATTTCAACTGTCCCTTACGCATCATCCTCAGTAGCGTCTAATATTACAGCGGTAGCTTTTAACAATTACTTTGTTAATACC